TTGAAACAAGAGACTGTAAATCATATGTCATGTCACCATTATCAACTCCATTTTTTAACTGTAAATATTTATTTTTTGATATTTGTTTTTCTCCTCTATACTGTAATCCTGAATAATCGCCCCACAGTGTAAACCATAAATCATCAAAAGATTTTGTTAAAATATTTTCTTTTTCTTGAACTGTCATTTCATCAACTATATTTTTTAAAAACTGATAGTTGTTAACCGAATATTTTCCACGTATAAATTCAATGTATCCAAAACTATCAACCCGTTGTATCATTAAATACTCAAATTCATTTTTTAATGACATTTCATCACTATTAACAACACTAGGAACAGAAGACTCAACACACTTCTCAAAATAATTTAACTCACTCGTATCAGAGCTGCAAGTTTTTTTCCTACACGCTATAATCCCAATGCTCGTTATTGGAACAACACAGTTTGAAAATAAGTGACCATACCTTCCACAGTTGTTGCAGTAATTACCAATATTTACCTTATTCTCACTATTTTGTTTTTCTTTTACATTTTTATCAAAACTAAAATAGTCGACATTATCAATATTATCAACATTATCACTATCAACATTATCAACATTATAAAAACACTTATTACTATAACTTTCATCATTACTATAATTATTTTTATTTTTTTTATACTTGTTCCATCCCCTCATCCTATAAAGAAAATATAAGTTAGTTAAATATAAAAAATATCGAATATTTACTTAACAATATTATTAAACAAGATTATATGTAAAAAGCAAAATCTTTTTATATTGTTTGAATACAACATAAAGATTATATGCGCAAAAGTCAAAATAAACACCACCAACATTTAGGTCAATCTATCCATTCGTTACAAAATGAAACAACATCAAATTCAAAAATGTCAACAACTATAGCCTTAAAAAATAAAATGAATTCACAAAATATAAAATTTTCAATGGATTCAAAAGTATGGGGTCCTCACTACTGGTTTGTTTTACTGACAATGGCATCCTGTTATCCCAAAAATCCAAATGATGTTACAAAAAAAAAATACTACGAATTTATTCAAAACCTACCACTCTTTATGCCTGTCAGTGACTTTGGAAACAGTTTTAGTAATCTATTAGATACTTTTCCTGTTACTCCATACCTCGATAGTAGAGACTCTTTTATAAAATGGGTCCACTTTATACATAATCGTGTAAATTTTCTAATAGGTAAAGAAGAAATTACATTGCACGAAGCGTTAGAACGATATTATGATAATTATAAAACCCCACAAATGAAAATAAAAGAAAAGTTTAAACATTGGCAAAAAATTATTTTTTTAATTATAATAATTGGATTTTTTTTAATAATTAAGTATAATAGATAACTTATAGTTAACATAAAAGGTATTTTCTCATTCTCAAAATAATAAAAATAATAAAAAAGTTAGAATAAATGAGTACAAAAAAAATACTAAAAATGAAGGGTGGGATACCAATTTATCCAGGCGGATATAGTTGTGTATTTAAACCACAGTTAAAATGCAAATCAAGAAATAAAACAAATAAAATAAAAAAAATAGACATATCAAAACTATTATTTAAAAAATATGCTGATATTGAAATGCAAAACATTCAAAAAATTTATAATGCTTTAAAAAAAATACCCAAATCACACAAGTATTTTCTTTTTACAAAAACAACAACTTGCTCTCCTGCAAAAATTTCTACGCGAGATTTGAAAGGTTTTGATAAAGTCTGCACAAACTTTACATCTCATCATGTGTATGAGTCCAATATTAATCAAATAAAAAATATTCGAAATTTAAGACTAATCAACATGCCCAATGCTGGAATATCCATAAATGAATGGTTATTTATTCAAAAAAAAAATGTAACGAAACCATTGACAATCTCTCGTTTAAAAATATTTAATAAAATCATTTCCCAATTAATACTACATGCCATTGTACCTATGAATAAACAAGGCGTTATCCATAATGACATGAAGGAAGATAATATTCTTATTCAATCAACATCACCAACTATCATTGACTGGGGAATATCCGGCATATCAACTCACGAACACCCAATTCCAGAAGTCATTATGAATCGTTATATTTCTATATCCAATCCATTTAGTAGTATTCTTTTTACAACAGAATTTAGTCAAAATTATAGTGAATTTTTAAAACAAAATGCTATAAATACCGCAGATCATGTTGAAAATATGCGCCATAACTCCGATATTATAAAAAAGTTGCGCGATTTTTCTCTTGAACAATACCTAAAAAACATAGAATATGGTCACTATTCACACATTCGAACATTTTTTAAAAACGTTTTCAACTATTTTCATAACTCGAATACATTTTCTGAAATACGTGTCAATGTTGAATCATCAGACGAATTATATCATACGCTTGCATCAAATTATATTTCAGATATACTAATTCATTTTACGGAATTTGACAAGAGAGATGGGATGATTCGATTTCAATATGCTTCATATTTTACAAAAGTGTACATTTTTAACTGTGATATATGGGGAACCATATTTTGTTACAGTATATTTTTTTCATTTCAAAATACACACCAAGATAAAGGTAAGTATAGTTACAATAAATACATTGATATTCCACTGTCCATATATTCATCATTCTTAGACTCTATACTGTCCATGTATATGAAACAAGTCATGATAAATGGGCATGAAAAAATAAATACTTATAAACTCACAAATTCTATTACTCATTTCATTTGATCAAATTGATCAGTATATCTTTTTATAACATCATTTATTAAACACTCAACTATTTCTTTAACAACAAGGTCATATTCATTTTTTCTATTTTCATTTTCATAAGAGTTTAAACTGTCACAATCATATTTATTTACATTCAATGTATTCAGTGGTGTGTAAGATGAACTTCTTACAGTGTCAGTTTTAATTTTATTTTTTGGTCTTCTCATTTTTATAACAACAAAACCATCTTCATCAATATCACTATCATTTTGATTCGTATTTATTTTAGTATTGTTTTCGTTTTTATTTCGAATAAGTTCGTTTAATGCAACTTGTTTGGATGCAACTTGATTACGTAAATATTCTTTAATATTATCCGAACAAGATGCTGAATATGTAAGTATTCCATTTACAATATTTATAACTTGATAAGCTCCTGATATTAAGTAGTATTCAGTATAAAATACATACGGATTAAGTTTTCTCGACATTTATATTACTTCAACTTATATATATATATACATTTTTTTTATATTAATTTATTAAATTCTAAATTTTTATACTTGACATGTGACGAGTATAAAGATAGGTTTTGACAACCACGAAAATTAAAGATATCTTTGAATGTTTGAACGTTTGAATATTTGCATGAATACATAAAGTCAAAAAATCTAACTTAAATAAAAATAAAATATAGAACTACTATATAACCAAGTAAACCATACTACTTCTGTTCATGTTTTCAAATATAGCAAACTTTAACAATACGAGCGACTATTTGCCACTTTTAAACGGAGTGCTGTTTACTGATTTATTTGTAATTTTTTTATCAAATACGAGAATAATTGATTCGCGCATTTTAAGAAAATGGTATGAAGAATATAATTTATCCGCAGTTGTTGCAGATATTTTAATTATTTTTATTGGCTTAATAATTGTGAGAGCAATATACTACCGGATTTTCAGCCAGTTTTCAATTTTAAAATTTATAGGATTAGCTTTAGTCGTTCAGTTCATACATGACATGTTATTTTATGCATTTTTTAAAAGCGTTCCAAGAGGAATGAATCGGATGTTAGATACATTCAAAGACTATGCAAATGAAGTTTCCTATAAAGCAGTATTTGCAGATGGCGGTATGATGATCATGGCCGCACTAGTTGCATCATATCTTGCTGGATCAACTTTAAATGCCAACATTATTGTCTTGATTATATTATTGTATTTACTACCTTATCTTCTTTATAACTAAATCGTTTCTGTAAAACTTAACCAATTCCAGACTCTATCTGCTGTTAATAACTTGAAATTTTTATTTTTATTTTAATTATTTAATTAAATCAGATGTGTAAACATATTTCGAATATAATCGTCTTGTAACATAAATATATCACAATTGTTCATTATGATCTAACCCAATATTTTACAATAAATATATCTGGACTTTACTAGTGTATATTATAGTTAATTAATTTTCCCATTAAATCAATTTTTAATATAATTAAATGCAACACAATGCGTAATAATCATATTAAAATAATTGTAATAAAAATAAAAATGTAATTGTGAAGCGCACACGCAATTTAATTGCTGTAAGCAAGGCCACCCATACCACTCATGATACGGAGAACGTTGTAATTGGTAGCATAGACACGAACTTTGGCGGTCTTGGTACCTTCAACAGTGGCATTAGACAACACGAGCTGAAGAGTTGCGTTGTCAATACGAGAGAAGTTGCAACTGCCTGAGGGTTGATGTTCTTCTGGCCTCAATGCGAACGAATACACATTGATACCGGTATCAGGAGTGCGAGTGTGGTGCTGGTAGGGCTGAACGAGGTCAAAGTAGGTTCCTTCACGCTCAGAGAAGCGGTCCTGGCCGTTAAGCTGCAATTTGGCAGTGACAACGGGATTCTGACCCCAGCAGTGCATGGGGAGAGAAGTTTCTGAAAGAACGAAAGTACCCGCGTCAGAAACGCTAGAGGTTTGGTAGTTGTGTCCTGCGTCATAGGGGTTGGGTCCACCAAAGTTAGGCTGATTATAAGGGGTGCTGTGAGGAGCCGCGTTCCACCATTGCTCACTGCTAGTGGGATCAGCATCAGCAGCACCAGCATCATAGAAGAGACCGGAAGCATCAATGTAGTTATCAATAGCATCAGGGCCTCCAAATGCATGGATAGCGTTGGGAAGGGCGTCAACAGCATCGGTATAGTTGAAGGGCTGAGCACCAAGCAACCGGTACAAAAGTTGGTCACAGTCAAGGGAAGAGCAGTAGTCAACGTTCTGATCGGGTTGGACGATCCAAATAAGTTCTTTAACGGGGTGGTTAAAGTTGAGTTTGATCTTGTTGGAAGAGGAACCAACAGACTCATCACCAGTAAACTGAAGTTGTTCAATCAAATACTCGTGAGGGTTCTGGGCCATGCGTCTGCGCTCATCAGTATCCAAGAAAACATAGTCAACATAGAGAGAAGCAGCAACGAGTGACTGATTGTATGCAGCAGTAACACGGCCACCAATAGTTGAACAGTTTGCATGAGCCAAAGAACCAACGGCCCACAAGCACTCATCAATAGGACGGATATCGAGATTGATCTTTACTTCATGATACTGAAGAGCAATCAAGGGCAAAGCAAGACCGGGATTGCGGCAGTACCAGAACTGGAAGGGAACATAAAGGGTCGTTTCAGGGAGAGCATTGCGAGGAGCGCAAACCTGACGAGGAGCGTTGCTCTGGCAAGGACCATCAACATCATTGAAAGAAGGATCGGTGATAAAGGTGAGTTCAGTGGTGTTTCCGACCATACCGTAGTAACCGCGAGTCTGGTCAACGGGCAAAGTGAGGTTGTTCCAGATGTGCATCCAGTCACCGTACTGGCGATCAATGCGCTGACCACCGATTTCGACTTCAACTTGAGAAATAAGCTGTTCGCCGGGGAAATCGAGCCAACGGGCATACACTGCGGAACCGACGGTACTGTTCTTCATACTCTGATTGATTTCAGGGAGAGTAACCTGAAGGTAAGTTCGGTATGCAAGATCACCATTTCGGCTGATAGTGCAAGTAACACGACGACCAAAGTCTGCCTGTCCATTAAATGTCTGTTCAATTGACTCCATAGCAAAGTTGGTGTGACGTTTGTATGAAACTTTCCAAAAAGTGATCTGAGGGTTACCCGTGAGATAAACATCCTGGGCACCATAAGCTACAAGCTGCATTAAACCTCCTGCCATTTTATATTATTGTTGTTATAATATTGCTAAAGAAAAAAAAATTAAAAAAATACACGTAATTCATTTTTTTATTATTTTTAATAAAAAATAAAACTCAAAACTTTTACTCAACTTTTTAAGTTTTTTGATTTTTATAAAATGCCTAAATATTATTATTTTTTTACGCTCTAGTTCTAAACAATATATTTACCTATGTTGTTCGTTACTATGAAAAATATAATTTTATTTTTATCAATATTAATGAATAATAAAGTATTTAAATTTATATAGATATAAAGTAATAAATTTAAGTGAACCAAATAATTAAAAATCAACTTCGGGTTAATTATTTTTATGAGATTTTAAATGCCAACATTTAAGTATAAAACAAATAAAAAAATATTAGTTGATGATAAAAGTATCACAACGTTAGACAACCGTCATAAAGAAATGCAGCTTCATTTCTCACACGTTAAAAATACAATTATACCCAATCTTTTAAAAGAAAAAAAAGAGCTAACAAACTTACTAAATAAAAATAATAACTATAATAACAACATTAAAAATGACAACGAAAAATCTGACAACGAAAAATATGACAACGAAAAACCTGACAACGAAAAACCTGACAACCAAACATATCTAAACTATGAATTTCCCATTCCAATTGAAAAACAACTTGAAATAAAAGATCGCATATCTGATATTAAGTCTACTCTAAAAATACACAAAAATAATATAAAACAGTATTACTTGAGTAATTCTAAATATATTTTTAACTACTTTGAAAATAAAAAAGAAATTTCAAATGGAAATACAAAAACCAAAATTTTGAATTCATTCTTCAAAATAGATGGCGATCATAACGACCGTGTAAATCATCTTACATGTTTAAACAACAACAACGTAAAAAAATTCCTTTCTAATATTGATGAATCATTTATAAATGTCAATGACTTTATGTTTCAAACTGATGTCTGTAAAGAGTGCAATATAGGAGAACTCATACCAGTAGAACATGAAGGCATTCTTGTTTGTAATCATTGTTCAAAATATGTCATGTATTTATTTGAAAGTGAAAAACCATCATATAAAGAACCGCCCAAAGAAGCATGTTTTTATGCGTATAAAAGAATAAACCATTTTAAAGAAATTCTCGCACAATTTCAAGCCAAAGAAACCACACAAATACCACCGGAGGTCATTGATAATATCAAACATCAAATAAAAAAAGAAAGAATTAGCTTATCAAAATTTACAAATGCAAAAGCTAAAGATATTTTAAAAAAACTGGGATATAATAAGTTCTATGAACACATCCCTTTCATAAAAGATAAACTTGGAATAAAACCCCCAGTTATGACACAACAACTAGAAGAACAACTTTGTAATTTTTTTATGGAAATTCAAGGTCCGTATGCAAAATACTGTCCTGATGATCGTGTTAATTTTTTAAATTACTATTACACAATTTATAAATTATGCGAACTACTCGGACAAACACAATTTTTACCATATTTTCCACTTCTTAAAGATAGAGAGAAACAAATTGAACAGGATGAAATATGGAAAAAAATTTGTACGGATTTGAATTGGGAATTTATACCAACCCAATAATTTTTTTTTTCTGTATTTAGTATATCAAGTATTATCCATCCAATCCCATATAATAAATAAATCAAATAAAATATTCTTATTAAAATATGAACTTTGACTTGGATATCAATCCTCTTTTTATTTTTTATGTAACACTGGGTGGAAACTTTGTTGCACAACTCTTTCCATGTCAAGTCCAAAAACTTTTCACTGAAAATATTTATTATAAACACTTTCTCGCATTTTTTATTTTATTTTTTGCTATTATTTTAACTTCAGATAAATCTGAAAAAATACGCCCGACTCTATTTTTAAAAACACTGGTGTTATATTCTTTATTCATCATTTTGACACGAATGGATAAGAATTTTTTTCTATTATTTTTCATAACACTTTGTATTAAATTTATTATTATCAATGAGATATCACACACGCATGACGCTAATCTTAAAAATAAATACAGTCAAATAAACAATGCGTTAAGTTATGTTCTTATTTCAGTTGGAATAGTAGGGTTTATCCTTTATTATGGAGAAAAAAGATACGAATATGGTAAACGTTTTAACTTTTTAACTTTCTTATTAGGAAAACCAGTTTGCAGAGAATTTGTAATTCCAACCAACTATCGAAGAAACTTAACGTACGTATTTAAGTGAAAAAAAAAATAAAAAATTTATTTGTTATTAACAACAAATATTTATAAATATTTTTATTATTTTATAAATATTATATAAATAAAAGTGAGGTCATAATTCGATGTTTTCAAAAATAATCGTATATTTATTCATCATTTTATTTATTTTCATAACTCTACTTGAAATGTCTTCTTGTTCATCATTTACTGAAGGTTTAACTACAGACACAGACGCATCTGATAGTGGAGGTGATCTTGGTGTAACTGTTGGAAGATACACTTCAAAAATAGACCAGTTAGGTCAAACCGTTGATTCTATGCAAGCAACTATTTTAGGACTTTTACCAGTTGTTACAAAAAATACACAAGACAATGCAAAAAACCAACAAGCTATTCAATCCATTATTGCAAACCAAAACCAAAGTAAATAATAACCTCATAAAATTAACGACGACTGCGACTTCGACTTAGCAACTACAACTCAGAAAACATATCAATGTCTAACTCACCCAAAGAAACTGGTTCTCCGATCTGAATAGCATCATTTTCGTCTCCATCATCGTCATCATCATAACTATTTTGCTCTTCTTTTCGCTTTGCAAAGTTTTTCATACTTATTTCTTCTAAACGTTCTAGTGTTTTAGGTGCATTCACAAGTTCGTCTGTAGAAGAAATGTTATTCTCGGCGTCGATAATAGTTCGCACATGATCCATGTCGTCAAATGTAATAGTTTGTTTTTTAACACTCTCTTCACTTTCTCCTATTCCTCCTCCCCCTTCTGTTTCATTCTCCATTTTTTCAATAGCATCATCCTGTTGTTTATCCAACTCTTTCTCTTCTTCTTCCATGACCGGATCTTGAGCAATAATCTCTTCAGTATCAATAACTTCTGTATCCTCTTCGATAAACTGATCTTCAATGTAGACTTTCAATAACTGCTCAATCGGAATACTCTCTCGAATCGTATTTAATATGCACTCTTTTATCAACTCTTCTAACTTATTATTATTTTTTTGAATTTGTAAGTGTTGTTTTGTCTTTTCAAATAAATATACATTTGAATATACCTTTCGCGCAACATTAATGTAAACATTATGAATAAAATTAGACAACTTTGGAATTGCAATGTCTATTTTTTTCTGTTTACTTCCAGCGCGAACACATGTAAGCGTTTTAAGATGAATAATATGAACACATGTAATCAGCTCCTCAATATGACTACATCCGCTTTGTTCGTTTATTCGCTGGGTTTCTTTTTCAATAATTGAAGTATTCCACTTTGGAATACGCAATAAAAAATTTTGAAACGTCATCAAATACTTGGTCGTTTCTCCATTTTCAGTGCACAGTTTCCAAGCTTCATCAAATATTGACTTTAGTCCATAATGAATATGCGGTGTTAACAGATTAATAAGTCGCGAACAAAAATCATTACGCGACGCATGTAAATTTTCAAGTACAAAATCGTCCATTTATAAATAATTGTGTCGTTTTATATAAATGATATATTTTCTAAAGTTAATTCTCTACGAAAAATAAAAAAATATAAAAAAAATAACATTAATGTTTTTTCATTTCTAAACTCTCTCTTTATTTTTTGAAAAATTATTAAGTATTCAAATCGTTTCAACTCTTCTATATTTTTACTCTTTTCAATATAGTTCATTAAGTCAATACTACTGTATCCTTTTTCATATAACTTTGTTACAAATTTCATACACTCTTCCAACATTGTTGTCGTTGTTTCAACTTCTAAATCTAAATTCTCACTATTTGCACCAGCACCATTGTTAACACTTTCACTTCCATTGGTAACTACTTTCACCTTTTTTATAAAATTATTTAAAGCTATCTTTAAATATGAAAAATGTTTATTATCACGTTCTTTAAAAATATTCGCATAAACATCATTCAAATGATAAGTGTGTAAATTTACTATGCGATTATCAACTACAGGTTCTGGAACATAAATTTCACAAAATCTTGATAGTATCGGTTTCAATAATTTATACTTATCTTCAACAATAATAAAAAAACGGGTAGAACTACTAAATAGTTCAATACATCTTCGAATCGCCGACTGAGCATCAGTTGTTAGCTTATCTGCATTCAATAAAATAACCGTTTTAAAAATCTCTCCATCTTTTAAGTCCGCATTTGATTTTGAAAAAAATTTTAAATCTTCGCGAACAAACCGTATTCCT